CTAATAGAACTTTTCCAATTTGCTACTGGTGTATCTCCACCACTAACTACATTTGGTTTTGCAACTGGTTCTACTGCTTCTGTTGTTTCTACAGGCACAGCTTCTTGTGTTATCTGTTCTTCTGACATTTTATATTCCTTTTTCTTTTGGGTTTCGTAGCATTGATTTAATAAATAGAATGACACTACGTTGTCCTTCCATATACGCACTTTCGTGGCTATCACCTTTTATATTTGTGGTAGCATAGAAATGACATCTTTTTTCAAGATCGGTTAGTATTTGTTTTCCCTCATCTGATCCGAATGTAATTTTATAATTTTCTTTTAGTTCCGCTATTAGTTTTTCTAACTGTTTATCTGTTTTCATATTATTCCACTAAGGCTTTTGCTTCTTCTGGTAATGCCTTTGCTAGTGGTGCAATTTGTCCTCCGGCTTGTGCAACTTGTTGCATCTGTGCCATTTGTTGTTGTTCTGCAGCTTGTGCTGCTTGTTGTTCTCTTTCTGAATTAACTTGGCTTTGTCTCTTTAATAATTTTTGCGGTAAACCTACTACGTCTGCAATATGTTTAACTAAAGCATCAAAGTCAATGTAATCAAATACTGGTGCAACATTTGCCAAACCACCTAACATTTCCATAGCTCTATTAATAGAACTAAGGTCTGTAGATTTTTGTGCTTTAGCTAATGGTGAAACGTATTCAATATCTATATCTTGACCAGATAAAAAATCTGGTGCTTGTGGAAACGCACCTTTTCTTAATAGAATATTAAATGCTCTATCAATTAATGGTTTTAATAATTCAGATTGAAGTCTACCAAGTACAGGTCCTAGTAATCTCATCTTCTCTTCGTTACGTTGGATAACTTCTGTTGCTGTCATTTGTGGACCTTGTTGCAACTGTAATTGATTAACATAGAATATATCTCTAATTGCGTCTCTTCTTTGTTGTTCCATGTTTAAACCTAGTGGATTATTTGCACCAATGTTTAAAGGTTCAATTCTATCTCTTGTACCACTTCTATAAAAATTAAGTCCACCGGGAACAGTTCTAACTGGAAGTAAGAATCCATCATCCGGAACTAATAGAGGTGGGTCAACTTGTTTTTGTGCAGCTTTGATTGTTGTCTTACACATTTCGTTAAGCATTTTAACATCTGGTAACGCTGTCATTGCAGGTGATCTACCATAAATTTCGTGTGATGCTTTTAAATATCTAGGACATACAAATGGAAATTCTTTAAATCCAGATACTGATAATTCATTACCACCTTTGTATTCCATGTAGACAGATTCAAAAGGCATATTTTCTTTATCTTTTAAATTAGGATTAAAATCTGCTCTTGGATAAACACAATGTAATATTTCTATTTCTTGGTAAGGGTCTTTTTCTGCAAGAGTTTTAATATCATTTGAAACTGCTGTTCCAAACTTTTGTACTAATGCTCTACTTGAAAGACTAAACTTTCTGTAGACAGTATCAATTCTACCTTTTTCATCTTCTGCAATATAAATTTCATTAATGTGTCTTGTAGAGAATTTTAATAAATCTTCTTCATCTTCTTGGATAAACATTGAAGCAGTACCAAATGTAATTAGGTCATGGTACAATTCAAATATTTCTTGTTGGAAGTTTGATCTATTAAATGCTGTGTACATAACTTCAGTTGCAGCTTCTAACCAAATCTTACCTTCATCTTGTTGATCCATGTTAGCGTCTTTAAATTTTAAAGTAAACCAAGCACTAGATGGATTTGTCATCATGCCATGTAATGATGATGCTAATAATTCTACAGCTTGTAAAGGTGATGAATCAAAAATTAATTGTCCACGCTTATCTCCCTTTGATCTTGTTTTAGTTATGTCTGCTTTTCTTGGCATCATGTAGTCGGCAACTTCTTGCCAATGAGATTCCCAAGTAGACCTTTGAGTTACTAACTTTCCAAACCTTGATAATAATTTTTTTGATAAATCTGTTGATGCCATATTACACTATTCCTAATAAACTTTTTTTACCCAATGAATAATCGGATGATGTTTTTCTAACACCTTGCGATCCAGAAACTTGCATCATTGATCTTCCTCTTTTTGCATTTCTAATTTTTTTTTGATTTTCAGTTAGTTCATTTGTTTTTGATGCTTCTTGTACTTTATCTTGAGTTGTTTGAATTATACTTCCACCAATATTTTTTGTAACTCCGGGTTGAGTATTTCCACCACCCTCACCACCACCACTAATTGTTCTTCCCATAGCATCTATTTTACCACTACCTCTTTTACTCATGTAGTCTTTATAACTAGAAATAGACTTGGTAAAATTATTTTTACCAATAACATTTTTTTCGTAATATGCTTTGTTTACTGTAAATGTTTTTTTAGGAACTCCAGTAGCAGATAAAATATTTCCTAAAATTGAAGGAATAAATTTAGGTTTTGTATATTTTAAATTATCAAATGCTTTTGCATTATCTTTAACTATATCTTTAGCTACTTTTGCTTTTGCTTTTGTTGAAACTTTTTGAGTTCTATTTGTTGCTGCACCACTTTCTCTACCACTATTTCCTGTGTTGCTTGGTGTAGTTTTTTGTGGTGAAGATGATATACCTGCATTATAGGAATTACTAGTGTAGTTGCTAGACGTTCTATATGATCTAGCCATGTTAATTTTTTCCTAGCAACGTGTTAGTTGCATCTTCATTATCTTCCTGTATGCCAAGAGGACCAGTTAGTATAGTTGATCTTCTACCTCTTCTTTTTCTTTCCACAGCATCTTTGTCTTTTTTAATTTGAGCTTTTTCTTCGTCAGAAATTTCTGAAGATGGAGCTTCTATTACTGGAGCTGGTGGTGGCAATGGTGGCATTTTTGGTCTAAATATTGAACCCATAAAATTTTCTTTATTAAATAATTTGATAACTATTATCTGCTATACTTTGTGGAGCAGTTTGTCTAGTATTTAATTCTTGAAGTCCAACAGCTAGATACCTCATAGCATCCGCAGCGTGTGAACTCCAATCATGTACAGGCTTTGTTTTAAACATTCTATTTTTATCTACATACTTCCTGTGGTAATGTCTTAACGCATCTATTAACTTTTTGCAATGGTCTGTATCTATGTAACATCTAGGTAACGTCATTGTGGTAGCGTGTATGCCATCCTCAAGGGGTATTTTTGGCACTACTCTAAAACGCAAACCTAATTGTGTAGCGACCTCTCTCCTAGTCTTACCATTGCCAAACTCTGTTACTTCAATGTCGTGTGGTGCAAAGTGATCTTTGTAAACATACTGTTTGTTATTAATCATCTTAATGTAGTATGGTAACCCTTGACCTCTTTCTTCATGGTAATCAATAATGTTAATCCTACTGCCGATCTGCTGATAAAAGATTATAGCACTATGATCGGAAACTCCTAAATCCCAAGCTGTAGATACTGGTAGTGCAGGATCATAAGGTACTCTAGTTAATTTATTACTGTCATCCATTTCTCCTACAACATCCCCATAGACAGCACCCTCAATATTGGCAATCCAATCACACTCAAATTCTTGATTGTATTTTTTTTCACCCATGACTTCTTTAGCTTTGACCAACTCATCTTCATCTACAATCTTAGTATCTGATGCTTTAGCTTTATAGTTAAACCAATCATCTGCTCCATTGGCGTGTTGGTATAATTCATAGAAGTTGTTGTTCATTCCAGCAGGTGTACCAATAAAGACACAGTAGCCTTTACGATCTGATAAAGCTGGTCTAATTACTTCTGGAAACAATCTACTGTTGACGTTAGCATATTCATCTATAACGCAGCCATCAAGATAGATACCTCTTAATCCATCTGGAGAATCTGAGCCAAGCAATGTTATTCTAGCACCATTGGGTAAATCAACTCTAAGTTCTGTTTCATTAAATTTTGTATTAGGTATCTTGTCGGTAAATTGTTTCATGTAATCCCATGCGATACTTTTGGCTTGTTTGAATGTGGGTGCAAGATATGCAAATCTAGGATTCTTTTCTTTACAAGTAAGAGCTGACTTAATGAGGTGGTTAATCATACAGACGGTTTTCCCGAATCTCCTGTGACAGACTAGCACACTCCATCTATGTTTATCAATCTGTTGGTGTAAGTAACTCTGATGCCTTCTTGGTGTGTAGGGAATTTTAATTTCCATATCTAGTGTATAGAGCTATTCCTATACTCATCATTTGGTATATAATCAAAGTCTAGTTTGTCCATAGCATGAACACTAAATAGTTCTGATGCTTTAGAACTTTTAAAACCATAAAACTTAATGATAACATTGTTAGTGCCTTCTTCAATAAAGCAAACTGAT